TGATGGACGATATTGACGAGATGCCCACCCTCACCCCGCCGAACGAGCCGCTGACCTGCGAGGGATGCGCAGAAGACGGGAAATGGGAGTGGGAGTACCAAAATGGGGCTGAGTGTCCTTGCACATACTGCAAGAGACGGGCAGCAGATTGCTACCGCCGCCCGCCGGAGGTATCGCCATGAGACAGCAATACACCCGCGCAGAGCTGGAATCCATCACCCAGGAGACCGCAATATACATTGAGGGAGCAGGGATAGCCCAGCTCCGATGGGGCGGCCTGGAGATTGCAGAGGGGTGCAGGGATGGGTATCTGTACTGCAAGCACATCAAGCCGTTTGCGATGGATCTGTACGACAAATACTGGACGGCCTGGGATGGGCCGCCGGAAGAGGTGGAGAACGCATGAAAACGATTTGCATTACTTGCAAAAATGACTGCAATAACGCCGGTACAACGGCCAGAATTTCTTGGTGCCCTCAGTACAAACCAGGACGAATTTTGTCCAACGCCGACCGCATCCGGGCCATGAGCGACGCAGATTTGGCGAGATGGCTTGAATACGAGGGTGGAGGAGCCTGTGCAGAGGTTTATGGGTGGCTGGCGTGGCTCCAGCAGCCAGCGGAGGAGGGCAACAATGGACATTGAGAAGCTGGATATAAACGCAGTATGCTTTGGTATCCTTTGCAATTTTACCCCTGTATGCGGAGAAGAACGAGCAAAAGAGGCGGTTGAGAGGAGGACAACAAGTGGATAAACCAAGAATTGCGCAGGTGCTGGGAGTAGAGGTCGGAGAGGATGTCAAATACCGACATACAGATGGAACAGCAGAAAATATTTGTGTTTGTGAGGATGGGCGGG